CCCTCTCTGCCAACCGGGATTGCAATCCGCCCCTCCAACAAGATCTGGAGGGGGGAGATGCGCCTCTGCGATATCAAAGCAAGATTGGCGGTATCGAGCAAAGAGGTGGGGATTAAAGCGGATAATCTCTCGTTTAGTTGGGGGTCGGCCAAGGCCTTCAACCCACTGGATGAAATCAGTCCAGTCGGTTCGTTTTCCTTGAGTGACATCGACTCGATCCCCAAATTCTTCGTAGGCTCCATCTTTCTTACAATAAGTAGCAGCGGCTTCGGAGGTGGAACGTAAAGGTTCAACGTGAATAAGAACGCGACGAGAAATGAGACGCTGAAGAGCAGAGCCTCGAACAGAACGTTTGAGTTGGACAAAGCCTTGAAGATGAGGGGTGCCAGATTCACCAACCTCCATACCAAATACCAAATACTGGACACGCTCAGAGCGGCCAAACTCGCGGATACGAGTAACATCTTCATCAACATAGTTGTTAAAGGTGAAGCACCAAGCTTGACGCTGAAGACCAAGAACGGACATGTTTGCTTTTTATGAGCCCAAATCGGGGCTAGGGGAGGAAGTGTCCTAGGTAATACTAGACTAGGACACTTTTTTTCGCGCCGACAAACTTGATGCCAAGTGCACCACGATTAAATTTGAAAAATTTAATATGGCTCTTGGTGGTGGCCGTGCAGCACTCGGAGTGCGCAGACGAAGACGTTCAAATTCAAAAATGGCACGAATGTCGCGAGCCATGTATAAAGTTGGATTTAAACCAAACACTATGTGTTGCCAAGTCAAAAAGCGCGGGAGGAAAAAAGTCACATGGAAAAAAAAAGTGAAGGATGCTATGTCATCGGGTCCGTTGAAAACAAACATATGTAAACAAGATCGACAAACAACGGTTGCCGTTACGACCTTAGATACAAGAACATGTTATACACAACGGATTAACAGAGTTATACCTTTTGCAAGTACTGATACATGGGCAAACGGTATTCCGCAAAACAGACGCTTGCGTCCAAACATCAATATACGTGGTTGGAGAATAACATTGGACATGTTAAACACCAATAAAGAAAATCCTCTTTGGTTTAATTATGCAATTATTCAACCAATTAAAGGACAGCAAACACTAGTTTCACTAGATGGATTCTTTAGAGAAAGCGAGACGTCACGTGACGTAAACTTCAGTGCCGGATTAACAGGTCAAGCCTTCAGTACGCTGCCTATCAGTCCAGACAGTTTCAACATTCTCATGCATAAGAGGTTCTTTATACCTGCATCTGGTGTAGATGCTGGATATTCACCTGGGTTGATGGCAAATACAAACTACCGTAAAAAGAGGTTTTGGGTTCCATTTAAAAGACCTGTGGCCTTTGACGACGACGATGCAAACAGCAATCCAGAAAAAGGAATATTTGTGGCATACTGGGTATGCTTCCCGATCCAAGACGCGACGGCAGCACAATCAGGAGTGATGCTTCTAAATCAAGAGATTATTTGTTTCTACAGAGAGCAGAAGACGTAGTCCCACTCTCACATCGCGCTTTCGCGCTCCCTTTGCTCCGCCGCTTCGCGGCTCCGCTGGCCCGCCGGGGGCGGGAGAATTAAAAATAAAAGGTGAATGAATCCGTGTGTGCGGGTCGCCGCCTCGTCGCTGCCTTACGGCGCTGCGGGCGGTTTATATGCTTATAGCTGGGCTTGTGTGGCCCTCCAGGGTCGGCGGCAAAGCCGCCTCTCTGGGAGTAAATGCTAATAAGAACTTAAATAAATTTAAATTTCTGTAACTAGATAACGATCCTCTGACATCATACCGTAGTCAGGGGCTTCGTTGCAAAAGACTACCACTAGGGGAGTCTCCGCCAAAACCTTCATACCACTCTGATACTTCGGACTGTAAACCAGTTGGTCCTTCAACATCTCCAGAACGGAGTACTGAAGAAACGTCATCTGAGTGCGGGGAACATCGAAAAGGAACACGGACTTAGACGGATCAATGGAATGCGCCAAGTCGTCACGTTTACCGACTTTCAAAACCTGAACCTTATCAGGGTGGTTAGACATAGCCCAACGAGTGAACCAACTCTTACCCTTATTACCTTCTACGTCGACGTAGAATCTAATTTCTCGAGGGTGGTGCGTATCTCCTGATACCAACTCGGCAAGCCCTCTCTGCCAACCGGGATTGCAATCCGCCCCTCCAACAAGATCTGGAGGGGGGAGATGCGCCTCTGCGATATCAAAGCAAGATTGGCGGTATCGAGCAAAGAGGTGGGGATTAAAGCGG